AAGTAAGTGAAATAGAAATAATTTTAAACTAAATATTATGGCAGGAGGATCATATTGGGCTGAAGAAGTTTTAGATGTAATGTATCTAAAACCTACAGAGGTATTTAGAGGTTTTACATATAATAATAACTCTACAACTGTACAAGCAGATGGTGGATTGGTTGCTTCTGCTTCTGCTTCTACATTAGCTCAATCAGTTGCATCTACTAATCTTGTATCAAAACAAATAAGACTTAGATATTATGCAAGTGTTGTATCTGGTGGTAGATATACAGGAATAAGAGGTTCTGCTTTATTATGGTATATACATGGTGGATTTAGATTTGTTTGTGATTTTAATATTTCAGATACTTCTTATTCTGCTGGATGTCAACAATTTTATGGATTAGCAGGTCAAACAACTGACTTAGCTTATGGAACTGCATCTGGAATTTTAGTAAGTACCTTAACTAATATAGTTGGTGTTGGTAGTGAAGTAGGTGATACTAATTTACAAGTATTTAGTAATGATGCTACTGGTACAGCTAGTAAAATAGATTTAGGAGTTGGCTTTCCTGCAAATAGAACAGTAGGAGCTATTTCAACAACTGTATATAGTATAATATTATATAATGAACCAATGTCTACAAGTGTTATATATAGAGTAATTAATAATGAAACTGGTGCAGTTGCTACTGGTACAATTTCAACAGATTTACCAGCAACATCACAAGCATTAAATTTATTTGCAAGTAGATGTATGTCAGCAACCTCTGTAACTAGTACAGGACAATTTGATTTAATGAAATTAGGAGTATACTCACAATTATAATTATGGAAAAGTTTATACTAATACCAATAACAATTATTGAAGATGACTTAGAAGCAAATGTATGCTTAAAACCTTCAAGTTCATTAATAGAGAATTATATAGCAACATATAAAACTTTTGAAAATGAAGTTGTAGCAATTGCTGAAACACCAGCTTTTATTACTGAAATGACACCATTACTATTTGCACAGTTTGAGCAAATGGATAATGTGCCTTTAGAAATCAGAAACCAATTTGAATTATAATTATGAAAACTTCACAACAAGGCATAGACCTGATTAAGGGATTTGAAGGATGTAAGTTAAAAGCTTATGTTGATCCTGGAACTGGTGGATTACCAATTACGATTGGGTATGGAAACACAGCTAGAAAGGATGGTAGTAAGTTTAAATTAAGTGATAAAATTACTCAAGAAAGAGCTAATGAATTATTCTTAGAGTTGCTTCCTAAGTATGAAGCTACTGTAGATAAGAATATAAAGGTTACTTTAAACCAAAATCAATATGATGCACTAGTATCTTTTTGTTGGAATTGTGGTAGTTCAAAAGATTTATTTGGTTTAATAAATAAAAAGTCTACTGATGCAGTTATATATGATTGGTGGATAAACCATTATATTACAGGAGGTGGAAAGTTACTTCCTGGATTATTAAAGAGAAGAAGAAAAGAAGCAGATTTATACATTAAAAAATAAGATTATGAAAGATTTAAAAAAAAGATGGGATGCTAAAACTCCAACATTTTGGAAAAAAATACAAAAAATTGGTATTATAGCAGGAACAATTGGAGGAATAATTGTTGCTTCTCCTGTAGTATTACCTGCAATATTGGTATCAGCTAGTGGATATTTATTATTAGCTGGAACTGTAACTGCCACATTATCACAGTTAACCGTAGAATCAACAGATTAATTTTAAAAAAGTGTACTGTATCTAGCAAAATTTAACTATATTAGAATATATATTATTTTTTATTTTTATTACTATGGATTCAATAATTACAATAGGTTTATTCTGTATAGGTTTTATTATTACACTTATAGGGTACTTTTTAAAGACAACACACACATCAATAATAGCAGATGTACAAATTCTTAAATCTAATGATCAAGCTCACACAGAAGAAGAGGGTAGATTAAAAGGTAAAATAGAATTACTTGAACAAGAGCATAGACTTAAATATCAGTTGATCACAGAAACAACTCAACAAGAGATTAAGAATATGGCTACTAAAATTGGTGAGTTATCTGATACAGTTGGTAAACTAATTACCATTCAACTTAAAAATATAAAATGAATCCTACATTTTTAAAAACAGGAGATATATTACATTGTAGTGGTAAAAAATTATTAAGTAGATTAATTAAAAAAGCTACTAAATCTAAATTTAGCCACTCAGCAGTATTTATAGAAATATGGGGTCAACCATATGTATTAGATGCACAAAAAGATGGTGTTAATCTAAGACCATTAAATGATTGGTTAAAAAAATACAATTACAATATTACTGTACACAGATCATCTAACTTAGTAAATGAAAAAACATTTGCACAAAGAGCACTTACAAAAGTAGGACATACAGCATATGACTTTGAAAGTTTACTTATAAGACAACCAATTGAATTGCTAACAGGTAAATGGGTAGAAAAAGGAGATACAACTAAAGCAATGTATTGTTCTGAATATATTGCCTGGATATATGGAGTAGAAAAAGCATATAAGTTTTCACCTCAAGATCTTTATGAATGGTGTAAAGCTAATTTCTTTTATGAAATTGTAATTTAAATTTGTATTTTTATAATCAAGTTTAATCAATAAATAATAGGTTATGATTTTAAGTCAAATTAGAAATGCTATTAACTCTAAAGGCTACAAGTGGTTTGATGATGTAGCAAACAAAAGCTATGATGTTAATATAGTAGGAGTACGTAATAGTTCTACTGGTAAAAAAGTTACTAATGTATTTGATGATATTATTACAATATCATATAAAGATGCTAAAGGCATATGGCAATATCATGAATGGATGAATACAACTGAGCCAGGTAAAAAGGGTGTAATGCAGTATAGCAATTCTAAAGGTGTAGCAAGACTTATTCCTGGACAATATAGAGGTGTGTGGTCTATTGATAAGCACCAAGGTAAATATGAAGCCTTATGTCAAAGAAACGGTACTGTAGCAGTTTTTAGAGATAATAATAAAGACATGACCTTTGATGAAATAACTAGAGATAATGGTATGTTTGGTATTAATATTCACAAAGCAGGTCAAGACTCTACATGGGTAGAAAACTGGTCAGAAGGATGTCAAGTATTTAAAAGAGTAAAAGACTTTGATGAGTTTATGAAGATTTGTAAACTAGCAGCAAAGATACACGGTAATCATTTTACCTATACATTAATAGAATCTAAAGATATAGCAGCAGTATGAAATTAAGAAATGCTTGGAAGATAAAAAATAAACAATGGGATAAAGTGTGTATAAGAGTCCGTCTTGGAGTTTTAGACTTTTTTACTATTGAATTTGATATAGATAGAAGTTTTTATATGCTGACTATATTAAACTTTACAATCAAAAATAGATAACTACTACTAATCTATAATTTAGAACTCAGGTAAATAACATACCTGAGTTTTTTATTTTAAATACTATAAGTTTAAACTTATTTTGTATATATTTGTATAAACTTTTAAAATATATATCATGAGTAAAGAAAACCAACATCAAGAAGAAGTAGAATTAACAGCAGAAGAATTAGCAGAAAGAAAGGCTGATATGCTTAAATTTTACACAGAATCAATTCCTTATTTAACAGCACAACTAGAGTATGAGAAAGTACTATGTGATATTGATGAGGCTAGATTCAAAAGAACAAGTATTAACTATCAACTTGCAATGATGATGAATCCACCTACTGAAGGTGAAGATGATCTAGATGCACCAAAACCAGAACAAGAAAGAAAACTTAAAACTCAATAGGAACTTATGGCATTAGTAAATCAAGTACAGAAACGTGCTGTAATGCCAAAATGGGAAATTGTTAAGTTTCAGATATTATCTCACTGCTATATTAATCATATAGTGGTGAGTGATTCTGACTTAAACTGTTTAACATTGTTGAGCATGTCAGGACCTATTGAATTAACTCATTTTTGTTATGATGCTTCTTCTGAAGAACAGATGATATTTAAGTCACCACAAACAGTTAGAAATGCAGTTAATAAAGCAATGAAAACAATGTTAGTAATTAAAGATGATGTAGATAAAAAACTCATTAGATTAAATCCTACCTTGCAAGTACAAACAGAAGGAGATATATTATTAGATTATAAATTTTTAGGAAGATGATCCCAAAAAAACCTAATACATTATACAAACAAGTTGCTGAAGATTTAAATATCTCAGAAACACTTGTAGATAATTTTATGACTTTCTACTATAAAGAGATAAGAAAAAACTTAACTGAGTTAAATCATATCAGAATAAACTTAGATGGTTTAGGAATCATGTCTATTAAACCTAGATTAGTTACTGCACTCTTGGATAAGTATCATAATAGTATTGAAACACTAAATACGGATACTATGGCCAATTATAACTATAAGAAAAGAATAGAGGCTAAAGTTATATTATTGGAGAAAGCAGATAAAATGCTAAAAGCAGATAAAGAAATTAAAGATAAATTTTTAAAAGACAAAGCAGATGGGAAAACTGGAGAAGATTTGGCATAATAGAAAGCAAATTATGGAGGGTATTAAAAATTCTGTAATAAGAGATGCCTTTGTAGAAAAGATTGCAGCAGATAGAATGGAATTATGTAATATGTGTGTAAGAAAAGATACTAAAGGTTCATCATGTGTAATGCCAGGGACGCAACCATGTTGTAATTTATGTGGCTGCTCACTTACATTTAAAACAAGATCATTATCATCAGAGTGTCCAGACTTGAGATGGAAAGCAGTTATCACAGAAGAAGATGAAGATAAACTAGAAAAATTATAATTATGACAACTGAAACAAATTTAACAGCACAAGGTCTATATGCACCTAATCATATTGGTAGTGCTGCTCCTGATACAAGTAATGTTATATGGAGTCAAATAACAAGTAGTAATAAAAGTGCTTATATTCCAACAGAGGTATTATTAAATAAAATAGAAAAATTAGAACTTCAAAATAAGTTTTTATCATTAAGTATACTTAGATTAGAAGGTAAATTTACTCAAGAAGAAGTTAATAATATTAAAAGTATGTTGGCATCAAATGATGAAGCATCAATTATTTTAGCTGATACAATTATAGAAAACGCACAATTATGAGTATAGTATTTAAAGCAGATGACCATAGTTATACTAGTATTGAAGGTGAAGAATCTATCAAATGGACTAGTGTAACAAGTCTTATATCAAAATTAAAAAAGCCATTTGATAAAGTTAAAATAGCTGCTAAATGCTCTAAACAAAAAAAATCAAAATGG